TTATACCAATGAGACTGTTTCATTTGTGTTTGAATATCTTGACCACTAACTGTTTTTGCCCTTATTTGACCTTCTTTTCCTAAAGAGCTTATCCCTTGCCACGGGCTTAGTTGTGGGCCAGCAGGAGCAGCTTGTCCTGCTTGAGCAGCTTGTGGAGCGCCTTGTTGAGTTTGGCTAGCTTTTGGACTTGTTGCAGCAGCGCCTAGAAATGCTCCAGGAATACCCGCCAAATTTCCGCCAATCAAAGCAGCGCCAGCCTGTCTAACACCTGGAGCTACTTTATTTACAAATTTTTTAGCGTTAAACATTATATATCTCCTCTAGTCATTTCATTGTAGAGCCTATAGTCTGGCTCAATATTGTTCTCATTATCAGAATACATCTCAGACAAAGCTGTTAATGTATCTTGTTTTTCTTGCTCTACATCTTGAATGGCTTTTGCAAGATTAGGATGAAGTTCTTTTTCCATACACTTCATCTTGATATATGAAATGACATAATTTACAGCTTCTGGAATATCGCAGACAGAAGCATCATTAGATAATTCATTGGCGTTTCTAATGTACCAAATCTGTAAATAAGATCCTGCCTCACTAGGAGTTGGTGTTAGAAGTATCTTTGGCTGTCCAGGAGTGCTGTTTATAACAAAATAACCATAATGCTGTGTGCCAGACAAATTGGTCTTCTCTGTCTCGTAAATGCTAAACTTGTGCCAGTTCTTTAAACGCTCAAGCTTCCATACCTGAGAACCATTGCGGTATGTAATCTGACGGATCTTTAAAGCATAAATGTCTGATGGAATGTCGTATAACTCTTGGCCTGGAACTAATGTAATAGTCCCTCTAGTAACGAAATAATCTTCGTATAACGTATGGATGGTTCTTTCCACAGTATCAATTGCTTCGTTTGCATAACCAAGCATCTCGTCAGGAGTAATAAATGTCTCACCCTCAAGATCAAGATCTCGCATCACCTTGTTTTTGATTTCAGAAAAAGTCCAGAATTTCATTTATATCTTCCAATCAGGCAGCGAAGTTGTGTTGGCCCAGATGAATTAAAATCTAAAAATGTGTCATCAAATTTAGAATAGTTTAATGTAATCACTGCATTGTTACTATTGTGCATAATTATAACATCTAGTGGAACAAAATTTAATAGATGAGCAAACTTTTGATTAGAACCTGATGATTTTATATCAATAACTCTAAATTGAAAATCACATCTTAATATAGCCTCTTTCTCAGACCAGTCGCCAAGACGCTTAAAGTTCTCCTGTGAAAACTCGTCTTCGATCTCTTTTCTGAAAAGATACGGCAGCTTCATGTTCCAACCTCTCCACTATCAGCAGTACGATATGGATTAAGAGTAGGCCCAGATGCCTCGTACACAAGGCTCATATTGAGAAGGTTTAAAATCTCACCTTTGGGAAATCCACGCAAAACCCACTTCTGGTTGATATTGGTAGAGCTAGCATTGTTTGGATCAAGGTATGTCAAAACATCATCCGTCCTGGCTATGACCTCATACTCCCTTGTAAAATTATCAGCCTCAAACGCAATAAAATAGCCCACAGCAAGGCTAGGCCAATCATATTGAGTTACATTGGTTAATGTCACAGTCTTGGCCGTAGCGTTTATTGTAGCCGTTCCTATGACATCAGATGAAATGATCACAGTCTTGGCATTGGTAAGCTTGATAGACTTAAAGTTACATCTAAGGTTCTGCGCTGGCATCCTGCGCTTTTCGTGAACCAAACCTTGCTTATTCCAATCCAATGTATGATCTCCCCAATAAATATCAGGAAAACCCCATGTGACGTTACCCCTAAACCTTATTGGAGATAAGTCAGCCACTTTTCTGTTGTCGTCATTATTACTAACAATCTGTAAGCTCAGATTTGTCGTACTTTCAGCAGAAATGTTGACCTGAGTTACATACTTTCTTGTGGATGATGTTCCAAAATTAAATGCTACAGTCTCCATATCATAAACTATAGTCTCACTAGACCAGTCTGATGCAGGAATTGTAGTGTCTATCAAAGGATCTACATATATATCATCTTCATGAATTAAAACATATCCACGCTTGTCACAACGTATCATCTGCCCGTTATCAAACTCTATTGCACTTGGAGCAAAGCTTTTACCGTTAGCAGTGGTAAATGTAGACTTGTCGTTGATACCCCAGTTTAAATCTAAAATGTAACACATATTAACATCAGTAGATCCTTCCTTCTGGATTGTCCACCATATGTTGTTTTTCTTTTTGTTATATTTACCTTGGATTCTAAATGTCTGGTTGTCTGACATTACTCCGGCATCTGTCACAAAAGTTTTATATGTTCTGTCAAAATCTGTGTTTATTCTTTGAACCCTAAAACCATCTGTGAAATATATACCGTCTGCGCCAGCCCAGAAAACACCATCTAAGGCTTGGACAACAGATTGTCCAGAGACACAACCAGCAGTATCACTAATACGCTCAGATAGCATACCGCCCATTCCAAGCTCATCATATTCGCCGTCTACGCGATAAATGCTGTTTCTGCAAAGAAGCACCACATTGGCCTTAGTTGAACTTACAGCTATTATTTCATCATCCACGTCCAAGAAAAAGCTCTGTGGAACAGCATCTATATCGCCAGGCACAGACTGTAGTAATCTATAATTAATAACTTCATTGCCATCTGTCATGATGTTGGCGTAATAGCCTGTGTCTCTTTTTATATGAAGACTTAAACATTTTGGCGGCCTATCGTTATCTACAACACCACCTGTAGTGTAAAGCAATTCATTAAGCTGAAGAGTGGCATCAGGAACACTATCTACAAATGTAGTGGTTCCGTTATTTATAGACCCTACTTTGTAATAAATAGTCCCGTTATTAAGTGTGCGGTAAATTTCTATTTTTATGTTTGCTGTATCAAAGTTAGATGTCGTGCCGTTAGATAATACTGGGATATTGGCTATGGTTACGTTTAATCCAGCAGTATAAAACCTACTAGCTGACGGTGAGCCTAAATCTACAAACTTTATATTACCTTCTGCTGTATATTCATACCTATATACAAATCTATAAAGCCAATTGCTTGTACCACCTCCGCTATGAGAGAACGTAATTCCAGCAGAGTTTATCTTTGGTAATCCAGCCTCAACTATAAACGGTACACCAGAAGAGTTTTTTATTACCTTCTTGGGGTAATCTCTTCCAGTATGAGCAAAGAATGTGTGGTAGTTCCATGTGGCATAGCTAAAGTAATTATTGATGGTTATTGAAGGAAAAGCATTGTTGCCAGTAGGGCCAAGTATATCCATCCATCCTGTGGAGTTTTTAAAGTAATAAAGCTTTTGTGAACTTTGTACATAGAGCAAGTTTTTATAGATGAGACAGGTATTTATCCTTTGTGCGCCAGCAGGTATTTGTGGATAAGCAGAACTATACAGCCTAGATCCATCTCTTGTGAAAAGCTTACCCATCTGAGGATATTGGTTGATAAGCAGATTATCACAGCTTTTCATTTTGTTTGGTGGTGCGTTTAGATAATAATCTGTAACACCGCCACTTAGATCTTCTATTTCAAGAGTCTGCGCCATTTTTAGCTCACATAGTAAGCGGTTACATCAATCGTATTGTCGTTAATATAAACATAGTATGTGGTGTTGCTGGCTTTTTCTACACCTAGAAACATTTGGCTTTTGTCTGCTGTGTTTCTGAAAAGTATAAAACTATTGTCATAAGTCTTACCACCTGGGATGGTTACAAGTTGTCTAAATGTTCCACCAGATACTGATACCCAAGATGCAGCACTTAGAGCTTGCTGTGTCGATGTGATGTTTATAGAAGAAATTGGAGCACTATCTACACCATCATGGTCATGATCGTTTTGCTGCTGAAAATTGTCCTCTAACGCTGGAAAAAAGACAGAGCCTTTATCTCCCGTCTGTGGCTTTTTTATCCCATATGATAATGTTTGCATAAATTCTCCTAAATCTGTCCGGCCACATAAGCGGCCACTAGATAATCTACACCGTCATGAACTTTGTCTGAATCACAAGGCTTCCAATCATCGCCGTAATCTCTTTGCCATAGGTATTCCTCACAGCGCTCTTTCGCAGTAGGCAGCCTGTCTCTTGGGAATAGGCTTTGATCTAGCAAAATAGCTATAGCATCAGACTGATCGCCGTCTGTAAATTTATGGTAGATAGCTTGCATAAGAGCATTGCTAGGATTTTCGTCCTTATATTGCTTAATCTGCGCCAGTTGCAAAGAGTCGATTGATTTATTGACCATCCACTTATTAATCAAATAGATAGCGTCTAGATGCTTCTCATAACCGGCTTTTGTGACTTCTTTTGTCTGCGCCTCAAATCCCCAACGTCCTAGCATTTGCTCAATCAAAAAGATAAGCGGAGGAGTTAAAAGAGTCCTACTAAGATACCCGCGTCCCATTACCCATCCATTCTTTTGCCCGTAGTCATAAATCTCTTGGATATTTTGCTTGTCGCCACTGGCGTACAAATAAGGCAAAAGCATTACAAACATGTCCTTAGAAATGTCTGACTTGCTTTGCCCGTCATCATAACAACGCTTGCCAGGATTGCGATACCAACGCCCTGGCTCACCTTCTGCGTCTGTTATGACAGCTTCGCCGCATCCACCTGATAGCTTGCAAAGAGAAGTAAAGCCTAAAGAATCACATCCACCTTGATGCGCCCATCCTTTGTATAGACTCTTATATAACTCTGCCTTAGCTACTACATCAGCATTAACCTGATTAGGCTTTTTAGGCTCATGCTTTCCACATGATACAAGCAGCAAAATTACAAAGAGTCTAAACATGGTGTCCTTTGTGTAAATTTACACATAAATTATTTCAATCTGCTTCGCAAATTAGGCGATTCTTATTAGCCTTGAACTCAAAAAACTACAGGTTGGACTTGTTCCTGCAAAAGATTCAAGTCTAAGAGTTGGCTTATTTGATCCTGTCGCATTAAAAACAGTAGAAAATGCTAAAGAGATATCAGCGCCTGACAATGCTGGCTTTGATGGAACTTGTGTGGTTACAGCAAGAAGTGAAGAGGATTGATAATCTATTATTGAAGCAATAACATAATTGCCAACAGAAACAGAGCTAGAATGTGAAAAAACAACATTGCCAATCCATAAATAAACACCAACCTGAGGTGTTTCGTTGCTTGCAAGAATTGTAGTATTTGTATTGGTTGGAACAACTATTGATCCGGTTATTGATATTGATTGCCCCACATACCCCGCTGGCACCGCAGTCCCGTCACCTGCCGATTGTAGTAATGCTTTCTGTGTCACTTGAAGTTACCTCCGTTGTTGTTATTAGATCTAGATCGCCAGATTTAGATCTTTATCAGCTTATTGCAAGCAAGGTTGATTGGACGGGTTTCTGCGGCGGTTCTTGGAGTTCCATTTGATCCGTCTGATGTTGGCCCTCCAATAACAGGAGTATTTCTTGTAACATTTGATCCAACAGTTGCAGCCCTGTCGCCTCCGGCTTCATACCAAAGACCTCCCAATGATGACATTGAGTGATTGTGGCCCTGCATCGCATCAGATTGAGTTGAACCGTGCACCCTTCCAGTATCCCTAGAGGCAGCCCCCCTAGCAGTACCCATGTTGTCATTATAGCGGGCAAATCTACCTCTGAAGTCAGGCAAATTAAATGTAGTTGATCCGTCACCTACTCCATACGCAGTCCCAATAGATGCAAATAGGCTGGAGAATGTAGTCCTACTTACAGCCCTGCCGTCACACATAAGCCAACCCACAGGTTCTACTGTACCGGCGAAGTCTATAAGCATACCTGAAGGTAACTGAAGTAAGGCAATTGATTGACTGCCCAGTGCTGAATTAGCCATTTGTTTCTTCTCCTTCCTGTGGTGCAGGTTGCGGTTGTTCCTCTTCTACAACCGGCTGCGGCCTTACTGACTGCTGATATGCAGCAATAAGTGAAAGCTGTGCTTCGTCTGTAATTTCAACTTCTACCTCTTCAGTAGCAAGTTTTGCAAAACCGTTTCCGTCTAGTATATGTAATCCTCTTTCGTCGAAGAGGTATTCACCGGGAAGTATTCTTACGAGCATTTA